AGGTAGGCGTTGGTCCCTGAGCCAATCAAGAGCTGGCCGCCGGCATCCCCATTGCTCGCTATCGAAGCGGGATTGGGGTCATTGGTAACCGTTCCGTCCGTGACAATCGACGCGCTGTTGGTCTCAAGCACCTTGTAGACGCTCGCCCCCATGACGGCGTAGCATCGATCCGCCATCGCGAAGAGGGCGCGACCATTGATGTCAGCGACCCGGACATACTCCTGCTGGCCGGGACACGGATAGAGGGCGGCGATATGTGGCGATGAGGACGCCTGTGTCGGCTCTGGATACCAATTGACTGTACGCTCGCAGTCCGCCCACGGGCTCTGCGGTTCGTTTGACCCGTACACAAAGCCGGAATATTGCGACATGTCTACGTATCCGAATAGATGTTGTAATGCGGGCCGGCCCCACCAAAGATCAACCCTGCCACCCCACTGGAGAGATCCATGAGGCGCTCGTTGGCACGTTTCACGTCGGCCTTGCTCTCCCTCGCGGCCTGCTGGATATCCGGCGTCAGCGGCGAGTCAAAGGCGCTGGCAAGCTCCTTGGCGAGATTAGTCCGCAGGAACCGTCGATACCCCGGTGGCAACGCCACGGTGTCGCTGATGGCGGTAAATTCACTGACAGGCACCAGCGTGTAGATCACGCCTTGCAGCGTGGTGCTGGTGGGAATCGGCCAGATCCGAATGAGCCCGAAGCCCGAGTCGTATGTGGGGTTGTAGTAGACCGCCTGCGGATAGACCGAGGTCAAGTCCTTCTGGGCAATCCCGTCGTAGGCGTCCTCTGTCAGCACCGGCCCCAAGTTGTACTCCATCGTCGGAGAGACCGACGTGTCCTGAAAGCCGACGTTGTCGATAGCCAGTGGACCCGTGGGACGCGCACAGTTGATCGTGGCTCCGGTCCCAATCGTGTAGCTTGTCGCTGAAGAAATCGTCCAGAGCGTGCGCGCTCGGCTATAGACCGTCAAGCCTTCGGTCGCAAGGCTGTCGATCCAGTCATTGAGCCGATCCAGTCCATACGCCGCGTCGTTCGCTGACGCCGTCTCTCCGACCTGCAACACCCGCAAGTCTTGCAGGGCCGCAGTGATGAGCTGGCTGACAGTCATTAGACCTGATAGAGCGCATTCATCAATGTGGCTGTCGTGGAGGTGCTATTCACGCGAATGCACTTGAGCGGCAGCACCGTGCCGGCGAGCACCGTAAAGGGCGCGGAGCTGCCATCCTCGAAAATTGCGACCACAACCCCAGCTCCACCGACGAAGATGGCATCGGCCGGAACGGCCTTCGTCGAGGCAGCGGCAGAATACGTACTGCCATCGAAGTTGACCGTGTCACTTTTGGTGATCACGACCGACCGGTTATACGTCCCGCTCGTTTGGGCCATGCGCTATTCCTTTGCCTTGCGCGGCGGGCGGACACGCTTCCGCTTGATCGGGGTGATCGGGACGGCCGGCACCTGTTCATGGGTTGCCGCATCCGCCTGTTGCGCCTCGGCCTTGGCAAGACCGCTGAGTCCCTGATCGGCAAAGTGGCGTTGGGCGGTCACTTCGGCTATCGACTGCTTGTCGCGCTCAAATTTCTCAAGTGCTTTATCCGGCGCGATAGACCAGCCATCGGCCAGTGCTCGGTCGCGTTCAGCGGTGCTCCTGACGATGAGTTGACACGACCTGGCAAAGGCTTCGCCTTCGGCATCACCGACTGAGGCGAGAGGGTCACCGCACATCACTTTCCCGTTCTCGCGCTGGAACGCCTTGAAGACCATCACCGGATACTCTTCGAACCTCGCCGGTCCAAATCCGCCGTTGGTGGTCGGCTGGTTCCACTTCTCCAGCTCTCGGGCGTAGTCCGAGTCCGGGTTATGCACAATCGCCATGAATACCTCGCAGGAAAGAGAGGAGGGCCACGAAGTGACCCCCCTCTGTGTGATGTTACGCCACGGTGCCTGTGATGTTTGTCACCGTCCCCGCCATCGGGGTGGCCACAAACGAGTTCCACAGTCCGTTACACGCAATCACGGTGAATGCAATCGGGGCTGTGGAGTTGGTCGTGACTACGTCATACGACGAGCCAGCGCCAGACAAGCCTCCCGTAAACGTGAGCGTATGGGCCGCAGCCCCGTTGCCCACGATGGTCAAGAGACAGCCGTCCATGTCCTTGGTCGGCACCGGGATGGTCAACGCAATCACGCTGGTCCCGTTGAGGATCACCCGAGCGTCGGTCCCGGCGGTCGGGAGCGTCAAGGTGCCAGTGGCTGTAATGCTACTGATCACGGTCGCCCGCGACGCTTGGTAGCCGACAATCTCCTGCGAGGCGGCTGTCGAGAAGTCCGTGGCGTCTCCATGGGTCACATTGCTCGTGACGACATGGGCGACGGTCGCAGACCCGTTGACGCCCCGCAGCACATCGACCGTCGTACCGGACGTGTAGTTTTGGGCGACCTGCATTACTTCGTTATCGACCAGGACGAGGCGTCCCGCATCGAATGAGGTCGCCGACGCGACGACGACAGACGTGTCATCGACGGCGACGGCTGACGAGAGCGTCGTTGTAGCTAGTGCCATGGTTAACCCCAGACTCTCGCGGCAAGCCGCGCTTGGATAGTGGCCGCGCCGATCAGGATGTCCAGACGGCTGGGATTCTGGTCCGTGCCGATCTGGTACTGCTCGACCATGCGAATGGAAAATCCGAGTGCCTTGGAGCGCACCGTGGTGGACTCAGCGCCGGCTCCTGGCTTGGCGAGGTCGGCCATCACGTACGCGAACGCATCGGGGTGGTAGACAAACGATTGTGGACTGGTGGTCGTGGCTAAGGTGCCGCCCGCCGCTGCCGTCGTGCCTAGCACGGTGATCACGGCGTTGTTGGCCGGTGACGAGTCCACCGTTTGCAGCTGGCCAGAGGTGATAATGCTGGGGCTAATCGGCAACGTCGCCATATCGCCTGACGAGTCAGACGTGGTCGCCGTGACCACAAACTGCTGCAACCGTCCCGTGGACGAGTACGACAGCGGGTTGACCGAATTGACACCGGCAATGGTGAAAATATCACCCTTGTTCAGCGTCGCGGCTCCCGAGGCCCAGCCATCCGTGGCGAGCGTACTGCCCGTTTGTGACGCGCCATCGACCAACGGCGTCGACGCCGTATAGGTGCCGGTGGTATGCGTCGGACGCACGGGGTCTTGCAGCCACTTATCCACGCCCAACTGCCGACGACCAAACATGCCCTCTTCGTAATTCTCGGCAATGACGGCAGTCGGATTGAAGAGCGAACTCGTGGTGTTCGCCAGCGTACTCATGGCCAGCGGGTCGAGTACCGCCACGCGGCCCTTCAAGGGGGTCGAGAGGTCGGTCAGTTTTACCCCCGCCTGGAGATACGTCAGCGTCGCACTGGGCGTCGTTCCTGGCGTGCCAACAGACGAGTAGATGTCCCGATAGACCGCGTTGAACGCGAGCACTTCGGCAGCGTTCGCCAAGGCCTCAGACCCTGGATTGATGTAGCGCGTTCTAATGTTGTCAAGCTCGGTCGTCGCCTGCTGACTGGAGTAGCCGAACGCCACGTTCTTCTGATTGGTCAGCGAGATCGGGACGGTCTGGTCATACAGGTTCTGGAGCTGGAGTGCCTGACCGTCCGTGACGGTAAACCGCTGGGGCAGTCTGGCGTTGACGGTGTTCCCGACTTTCGCGCCGGAAATCTCATACTGTGAATCGTACGTCCTGTTGACGTTCGCAAGAAACACGAGCTTGTTGATAAAGCCGCGTGCAACTTCCTTCGTCGTCCAGGACGGTGTGGCAAGTGTATTAGCCATCGATCATCCTTTACCTGAATTACAGACGACCCGCTTGCCGATCTGCCGCGTTCATGCGACGGAAATGCTCATCCATCGACAAATCGTCGGTGATCTCAAAGGGGTCCTCTGCGGGTGGCGAAGTCCCGAGCGGCTTGATCGGGGCTTTCGCGGAACTGACGACTCGGGCTGGGCCGCTTTTTCCAGTGGACGAGGCAGCTTCGAGTCGGGCTTCCAATTTCCCCATTTCCCGGTAGGTTTCTGCCGGGTGCAGCGTGGAGATGCGCTGAGCGTCATCTGGGTGTTCCGAGAGCCACTGCAAGATCGCGATGCCATGCGGGCTCTCCATCGCCAAGTGCTGCATCGGCAGCGACATCGGCGTGTCAAGATTCAAGGTCTCATCAAATTTTGGGTCGTGCTGGCGGGCCTCATCGAGCGTTTTCGACCAGCGGTCGAGCTGCACCTGCTGCTGCTGCGCGATCTGCTGTTGCTCGTGCGCCTGCTGTTGGGCCGCCGTGTGCTCGGTCTGCTTGGCATCCGAGACAAACTCGGCCAGCGCCATGGAGTAGTCCTCATAGCTCTGGAACTGATCGACTGTGGGGACCCCCGGCATCGTCTTGAACCGCGACCAGCTCGGCGGTTGCGGCTCGGGCTCCGCGGTGGGTGGCGGGGCTGGTGACGGGGCGGGCGTCGAGAGTTCCTGCACGCGAGACTCGGCCGCCTCGGCGCGTCGCTCGGCCTCGCGCTGTTTGGCAATGGCAGATTTGACCGCCTCGGTCGGGTCATTGCGGCGTGTGCGCTTTTTCGGTGGGGCAGGCACCGCCTCGTCAACAGCC